CCAACTTTTAATACTTTACCATATGACTTTCTACCAGAACCCAATTCTTCTGATTCATTAATATTTTGTAATTCTGCATTAGTAACTACAACAGGTAATCTATCATGTGAATTCTGACATAATTTAGAATATTGTTGATTTACAGGGATATTTGGATAATCCTTTTGTTTCCAAGAAAATAAATCTTTATCTTTTTCTTTTAATCTTTTATTTAATGTTCCTGCACCACCTCTAAATACCTCAACATCAGAATCAGAATCAGAATCAGAATCAGAACCGAAATCAGTTGTTGCTTCCAAAGAAGGCATTCTTTGCAATTGAACCGTATCTTGACGCACTAATGTAGTATCTTGCGTTGGTTCTGCTATTCTTTTTGCTTCAATATCAGCTTTATCCAATTTATTAACACATTTATCTATTTTTTCAAAATCTTGGACTACTTCATCTTTAACAACTTTTCTATATTCTGATAAGAAGTAATCTAAAAATCGAATAATATTTTTCATTTCAAAGTCTGAACTAATATTAGAAACTTCAAAATATACTCTTTCATTATTAGGTCTTAAATATAATGTTATATCAGCGCCAGGGTTTATCCCGGATGGAACAAATAATTCATTTTCATATTTATCTATTTTTTTCTTTTTATTTAAATCTTGTAACATATCATCAACAATTTCTGTTGCTTTTACTTGTTCAATCATAAATTGTTCAACAATTACTTCTTTAATATCTTTTTTTATTTCTTTCATATCTGCAATAAATTCATTTCCTTTAATCTTATCATTATATAATTTTATTATTTGTTCTTGAATATTATCTATTTTAAAATAATCATCTACTCTTTTATATTTAATATTAATAATATTGTTATCTTCATTTGTATCATCTAAATCTACATATGTGTTATTATTTTTTAAAAATGTTTCTATTCTACTTTTATATAAAAACATATCTTGAATTCCTTCATTATTTATTAAATCATACTTATTCTTATTATATTCTAAATCTATTTCTATTTTTTCAAAATCATTATTAATTGCTTTTTTATCAATATTTGTTATCTTACCATATATATTGTCTTCAATATTATCTTTTATATATTTGTTAATAGCATTCGTATATATATCTAACTCTTGTTTATCTTTAATAATAACATGTATGTCTCCATTTTTGGATATTTCGAGAGATACATATTCATTTTCGACTTTTATAACAATAATTAATGTATTTGTATAATTTTTATGTCTAATGAAATTTTTAACATAAATATAATCGCCTCTTATCCATTGTTCATATTGTTCTCTTGAAATATTATTGGTTTCAATATCTTCTTCATATAATTTATAAAATGAATCTGTATATCCATTTAATACTAATTTTATAAATGGAACATTTTTATCTGCAGATAAATCATAAAATAATTTAATTATATTAATATCTGTATTCCCTGTATTTTTTATATCAACATATGTATATTTCTTATTTCCTGTTAAATTATCGGGAGAATTATCTATAAATTTAATAATTTGGTTATTATTACATTCTTCAATAGTTTCTATATTTTTAATATATTTCTTATTTTCAGGTGATTTAGATAATTTAATATATTCTTTTATACTATTTTCTTTTTTTATATTTGGCCAATATTTTTTAATAAAACTATAATAATATTCTGGAGTATAATCCTCTTCTTCTTCTTTTAAAATATCTAACAAACATACATAATTTAAATCAGTATTTTTTTTAAATTTAGAATGTATAAGTTTAGTATCTATATCATCTATATCTTGACGATATGATTTACCATTGTTATAAAATATTTCATCTATAGTTTGATCATCAATATCATATTTAATATCCGTATTAGTATATTTAAAATTAATTGGACCATCTTTATCATATACATATAAGAAATCAGGTGTTATATTATTTTCATAGGTTTTGTTATATTCTAAGCATATTTTGCTTAAAAGGTTAAATATAGTATCATCATCAACAATTTCTATGGATGATAATTTATTAATATTAAATTTAATTTTATGATTAGACATATCTATATATTATTAACATTATAAAAAAAACTTAAAAACGATAAGGACTTTTATTAACATTCATACCACAATAATTTACGGGACTTTTAGAATAATCAACTGGTGTATATATACCAGCTTCTTCACTTTTTTTTAATAATAAATCCATATTTTCCCAAAATCTATCTGTATGGCCAATTTCATTTGTCATTACATGGGTTAATTCGTGTAATAAAACAAACATAATCGTATTTATATCCCGAATAATAGAATTATCTGTATTTCTTAAACATAAAGAAATTTCTTCACCTTTATTTAGCGAATAAGCTTTATAAGATTTATTGTCTAAGTTTTCTACAAGAGAATCTGGTTTATATCTATCTATAAGACGTATAAATCTTTCATCTTTACTATTTTTTAAAGAATCTAATAATTTGATAACATTCTTATTTATTTTGGCTAATAAATCAGCTATTTCTTGTTTATCGGGTGCCTCACTAACTCTATAACTCCTGCCATCAATATTAGACTTTACAAGAGTAATTTCTTTATTCTTAATATAATAATTAATTGCAATTACAACAATAATTATTAATAATAAAAAAATTGTAACTTCTTTCATATAAATATAAGTATATTATAAATTTGAAAAATCTACTATTTAAGATTAATAATATAATATTCTAATATATTTATGATTAATGAAGAAACCGGGATTTTTGATATACATATATTAGATATACAATCAGACGATATACCAAATAATGAAACAAAAAATTTGCCAGATGAATTTAATATTACTATATATGGTAAAACAATTAATGATAAAAATATAGTATGCAATGTTGCTGGATTTAAACCTTACTTTTATGTAAAAGTTCCAGAATCATGGACAAGAGATTATTTCAAGAAAATTTTCTTAAATCCAAAGTTTAAATATGATACTACATTGAATATTAATAGTAAATATTACCCTTGCGAAGTAGAAAAATCTGTCCATAATATAGATTTCTATGGATATGAATGGGACCATGAAAATGAATGTCAAAAAAAGTATAAGTTTTTTAAGTTAACATTTAATAATTATAGATCATTTTCAAAGTATAAATATGAAATAGTAAAAGTATTCAAAAAACTAGTAGAAAAAAAGAATAAATCAAAGATTCAAGAATGGGTTGATATATGTTCAGAAGAATGTGATTCTAATTTATATGAAGCAAATATTCATCCAATTATTAGATTTATTCATGAAACTAATATTAAACCATCTGGTTGGATTAGAATTAAAACAAAACGAGGCGGGAAGAGGAAAAAAGCAATAATAGAAACAAATTCTGATAATCAAACATTTAAATGTGATTATGAAATTAATTGTGGTATAGAAAATATTGAACCAATAGACAATGATAATATGAGCAATTTAGTAATTGCATCTTTTGATATAGAATGTGATAGTTTAACTGGAGAATTTCCAAGAGCAGAAAAAGATTTAAAATCATTGAGTACAGAAATATATGATACATATATTGAATGGCTTAAAATGTTAGATATGGATTTAGATATAGATATAAAAAAAGAGTATATTAGAAGTTTAGTATTTAGTGCTTTTAAAAAAGATGGAGAACATTCAGATAATATAACATATGTTGATATTATTAATGGACCAGTATCAGAAGATTCAATCAATAATTTAGAATTTTTAACTGATGATTTTGTAAAAAATATGGATTCAAGTATGGAAAACAAATCAAGAAATGAAATAATTAAGAAAATACACATATTCTTAGATAGTGGATTAGTTAATGAATCGGGAAGAGATATTATTATAAAAAGTGATCCAATAATCCAAATTGGAACAGTCTTCTACCATATGGGGACAGGGAAATATGAAAGACATATACAAGTTATTAAAACTGACGAAAGTGAGGGCGATATATGCGATAGTCTAGACGAATATGATATTATTGTAGAACCTTGTGAATCTGAAGAAGAATTACTTTTAAGATGGAAAGATTTAATAAATGAAAAAAATCCAGATTTTATAACAGGTTATAATATATTTGGTTTTGATTTTAATTATATTGAAGAACGCATTAAATATTTATATAAGAAAGATAAGAAAAAGAATAAATTGTTATATAAAAATTTCTATAATTTAGGAAGAATTAATACTAAATCTAGTAATTATTTGCGAGATGTACCAAATTATAAGGGTGTATATGAACCAAAGCATTATTCAAAAGTATGTAAATTAATTAATAAAAATTTAACATCATCTGCTTTAGGATCTAACGATTTAAAGTATATTAATATGGATGGAAGAGTATTGTTTGATGTTGTTAAAGAAATACAGAAAGGTCATAATTTAGAATCATATAAATTAGATAATGTATCATCTTATTTCATGAGAGGTAATATATTACAAGCTGAATATGGTCAATTACAAAAGAAAAGGAAATATTGTTCATGGATAGATGGTGATAATGATTATAAGGTATTTATATTTAAGACAAATACAATTGGTCATCTAAAGAAAGGAGATTATATAACTATAAATGTTCATAGTAATATTGGAGAAACTTTACTGCTAAATGGTATGAAATTTAAATTACTAGATGACCCAAATGTTGAAAATAAGCATATTCAGGTAATTATACCATTAGATATTGTAATTAGCAAAGAAATTGAAAAATATAAACCACATAAAATTGAATGGTGTATGAATAAAGACGATGTTCCACCACAAGAAATATTTAGATTACATAAAGAAGGTGGATCAGCAGGTAGGGCAAAAGTAGCAAAATATTGTATTATGGATTGTGAATTATGTATCCATTTAATTAATTTATTGGATATGATTCCCAATAATATTGGTATGTCAAATGTATGTTATGTTCCATTTTCATATATATTCTTGCGAGGTCAGGGTATAAAGGTTACATCATTTGTCTCAAAAGCTTGTAATGAATATAATACCCGAATGCCAACATTAAAGAGTATTAAAGATGATGGTGGATTTGAGGGAGCTGTAGTATTAGATCCAAAAACAGGGATTTATGAAGAGGATCCAATTGTAGTTCTTGATTATGCATCTTTATATCCATCTAGTATCATTGAAAATAACTTTTCACAAGATAAATATGTGACTGATAAAGCTTATTTAGATTATCTAAAAACTAAACCCGCTCTAAATCCAGAATTAAATATTACAAATTATGATAAAGATAAAATTTATACAAAATACGATGAAGATATAGAAACTATACATTACGATGATTATAAAATGGAAAAGAAAGGTGAAACTATTAAGAAAATTAAAACAGGTGATAAAGTTACATGTCATTTTATTAAAAATAAGAAAGATGAAAAAGGCAATATAATTCCTTCATCACAAGGTATTATTCCTTTAGTATTACAATCTGTATTAGATGCTAGGAAAGCTACGAGAAAACGAATTAAAGAGCCAGGTGTATCTGAAAGTAAAAAGAAGGTATTAGATGGTTTACAGTTAGCTTATAAAGTAACCGCCAATTCTGTATATGGTCAATTAGGTGCTAGAACAAGCACAATATATATGAAAAAGATAGCAGCTTGTACAACATCTGTCGGGAGACAGAGAATTGATGATGCTGAAAATGGTGTAAAAGATTGGGCTAAAGATAAAGGTTATGAAGAACCTGATATTATATATGGCGATACAGATTCTGTATTTATTAAGTTTTCAAGGAAAGATTTAAATGGAAATACTCTAAAAGGAGATGAATTATTAAAACATTGTATTAGATGTGGTATAGAAGCAGGTGAATTTGTAGATGCTACATTAAGGAAACCACAAAACCTTGAATATGAAAAAACATTCTTTCCATTTATTCTTATATCTAAGAAGAGATATATTGGAGATAAGTATGAATGGGAAAAAGATGTAGATAATAAGAACTTTAAAAGAACATCGATGGGTATAGTAATGAAACGAAGAGATAATGCACCAATTGTAAAATATGTATTTGGTAATATTATTGAAAAAATTATGGTTGACCACAATTTTCGAGAAGCATTATTATGGTTAAAGAACACATTATTAGATATAAGTAAGGGGGGATTTCCTATAAATTATTTTATAATATCAAAATCATTGAGGGCAGATTATAAAAATCCAAAGGGTGTGGCACATAAAGTATTAGCAGATAGAATTGCTGAAAGAGATCCAGGTAATAAGCCAAAATCTAATGATAGAATTCCATATGCTTATGTAGATATTATTGATTATGATATAGTATTTGATAGAAATAATCAATATAAGAGTGGTAAGAACAAAGGCAAAGATAGAAAAAAATCAATACTTCAAGGAAATCGTATAGAACATCCAGAATATATAGAAAAGAATAAACTAACAATTGATTATGGATTTTATATAACGAATCAAATTATGAATCCAGTAAAACAAGTATTAGATTTAAATGAATCATCATTAGAAGAAAATAATAAAATATTTGAAGAATATTTAGAAACAGATAAAAAATTATATGGAAAAATGGAAAAATATAAATAAATTAAAATATCTATCATATTATAACATGTTAACTATGCTTGGAGGAGCAGCTAGCAAAAAACTAGAAAAATCAATGAACTTTAATAGTTCTGGTATATTTTTTACTATTGTAGTAATATTTTTTATAAAAGTATTACTAGTCCAGTGGTCATATAATAAGGTTTTCCCTGTTCTTAGAAATAATATGGGTTACAGTGGTGAATTTAAACCGTTAACTTTTGGAGAAAGTATTTTAGTAGTAATACTATTTAATAATCTTTTTTAAGGTAATTAGATACTGATGCTTATCCATCATTAAATAGTTTAAAAAATTGTAGTTGTTCAAGTGGTTCAGGGTTGGGTGCCCTTGCTGAACACTTAGGTATCACAAAAATAGAAACTGCTGGCAATTCTACTGGAAGTCCCCAATATGTTACATTAACCGATTTAAATTCAGACACTCAATGGGTTGGTTCAAATTTATTTAATGAGAAATGGGATGATATAAAGGAAGCAGAGTGTCATGTATCTTGGGGAAAATTTATTGATATACCTGAAAAATATAGTTATTTTGGATGGCCTGTTTTTGAAGGTGTTTATGGAAGTTCTTTCGCTAAAAATTGTTCTGAAACACACCCATACCCTATTTATAAAAATGGTGCTAAATATAGTTTATATCAAGACATGGTTAGCAAACTAAAAGAGGTATGTTTAGAAAATAAAGAACTTCCAAATGGATCAGCCACAGGTTATCCTTGTCCAGATAATCAAGATTTTCAAAACAATATTAACAATGTCGAACATTTTAATAATATGATAAAAACTAAAGACATGACACTTAATTTTTACCCAGAAACAAATCCTGTTAATGGTTTAGGGAGATTATTAAGACCAGAAGCTATATCAACACAATTACCAACATCTGGAGGTGATACAGTTTATAAAACAAAAATATACAATGCAACAGTGGGTCAAGGGTCAACGGATGCTATTGCTGTATATTCGTTTTCTCTAAGACCGGAAGAACATCAACCATCTGGAACTTGTAATTTTTCAAGAATAGATAATGCAAGATTAGTAATTGAAGGATCTCCTAATATACAAGTTGGAGGTAAAATTGATTGTTGTTGTGATCAATATGATGTATATGCTATTAATTATAATGTATTAAGGATAATGAGTGGTATGGGGGGGATTAGCGTATAGCAATTAAACTCGTAATATAATATGAATTATAATATAATATATATTAGTTATATGCCAAGTGGAGGAGGGGGGACTATGCAATTAGTAGCAAGCGGAGCTCAAGATTTATTTTTAACAGGTAACCCTCAGGTAACATATTTTAAAACAGTTTTTAGAAGACATACTAATTTTTCTACAGAATCCATTAAACAAATATGGAATGGTAATTCACTAACATCGGATATAGAATTTAAAAGCACTATATCTAAATCAGGGGACTTATTGCAAACATTATATCTAGAACAAACTTTATCAGTAATGCAAAATGTATCTCACATAGCAGATGTATTTAATGGATTATCAGAGATAGCAGTATCTGGTTCTATATCTAATACTTGTTTTAGTAATATTAAAAATAATGGAGGTGTATTTATTTATAATCCAACCCATACTGCTATAGATTATGTTGAATTTGATATTAAAGGACAATGTATTGATAAGCAATCTGGAAAATGGATGGAAGTTTATGCTCAATTAAATGAACCAAATAGTGCAGGAATGTTAGGATGTGTTGGACCAAATAATGGAACTAGATTTCAGAATATGGCTAGGGGTGGCGGTGTAGTAGTAAATGGAATCGGGAATTTAGTAGATAAATATAGTGGTGGTCATTCAGAAACAATAAAAAATGCTTTAATAAGTATAGCAAATAATTCTGGCATTATTAATTGTCCAATTAAAACAAAATTCGATGCTTATGTTCCATTAAGATTTTGGTTTTGTAAAGATATTGGCAGTGTTATTCCATTAGTATGTTTAGATAATAGTGAAGTCAGTGTTAAGATGAGATTTAAAAAAGAAGCATTAAATAATAATAATTTAGATAATTATGGTTCATACATAAGTGTTGAAAAGAATGATTTATATGCTGGATATATATTCTTAGATAGTGATGAAAAGAGACGTTTCTATAATTCAACTCATGAATATTTAATAGAACAAGTACAAGAAACTGTTATAAATAATGAAAGAAGAAATCTAGACTTAAATTTTAGTAATAATGTTAAAGAGATAATATGGACAGCAGGTCAACATAATAGAACTGGTTTATTTGGTTTATTACCAGGTGGTTCAACAGATTATCAAACAAATGATTATTATAGAATAGGTGGTAAATCTGATTCAGTAAATTACAAAATAAGTATGAATGGAATAGATCGCATGAGTGCAAGACCATTGGAGTATTATACAAAACAACAAGTATATGATTACCATAAGGGGACACCGGTTGGTAGTGGTAAATCGTATGTTCTTTTAAAAGATGGAGATTGTAAAGGATATGGTTTAAAATATGCTATATCTTCAAGTAATTCAGATACTGAAGTAAGTGTAAGTGGGATATATTATTTACCTGGAAAATCACCATGGGATGCAATATTAAATCAAATAGGACCAGGTCAAGCATCAAATAATACAATAGCAGTATATTCATTTGCTATTAAGCCAGACGAACATCAACCAAGTGGGACTACAAATTTTTCAAGGTTAGATAATATATGTTTACATATTGAAAATGCTCCATTAGATGTAGGCGATTGTTGTATAGAATATGATATATATGGTGTAAGTTATAATATATTAAGAATTATGTCTGGATTTTCTTCATTGGGGTTCGAGTTATAATCCGCGTATTAATTTATTTAAAATTTTTTTCTAAGTATAAGTATAAAATAATGGGAGGAGGATTAATGCAGCTCGTAGCTTATGGCGCTCAAGACATTTACCTAACAGGTAACCCTCAAATTACTTTCTTCAAAGTTGTCTACCGCAGACACACTAACTTCTCGATGGAATCGATCGAGCAGACTTGGAACGGCAATGCTCTATGCGGCCGCGCCACGGCGACTATTTCAAGAAACGGTGATTTAGTCCATAAATTATATCTACAGCAAACTGCTATGGTACAGACTACCTGCAAGGCGTTAGCAAATACTCTAGGTGGTGGTGATTGCTGTGCCGATGGCATTG